ACATTTTGCTGAATTTGGTGATAAACTACCGTTATAAGTTAATACAATGTGATACCAAGTATCATTTGCAAATGTTACCGTCAATGAAGTGTCTTTCCACATTAAAACGTTATTAATATAGAAATCTATTCTATTATTACCTACTAAATAGAAATAAAATTGTCTATCTGTTCCAGCACCGTGTTGTGATAATGGTGTTTCAAAATGAGTTGCATCAGAACGTTTCATCCAAAAAGACCAACTTGCAGTTGTCTTACCATTTAAGCTTGTTACGTTTCCAACTTCAGCGTATTGGTCTACTGATTCATCTAAAGCTAAACTATAAGAATTAGCAAAACTTTCAGCACTTAAAAGTGTGTCACCAGCAGCACTACTACCATAAATAGAACCCCAATTATTTGTGTTATTGGTAGAACCTTTTCCCCATTCTATTGTGTTATTTTCAACACCTTGTCCCCAACCATTTGTGACTGCCATAATTTTATTTTTAAGTTGTTAAATCACCATATAAGTACCATTCGTCAGTACTTCTTTTAATTAATGTAGCCACACCATATTGAGCAGCAATTTTTGTTTTACCACCACTTGACAAAAGACTTTGAGCACCAGTACCAGCAAGTGCAGCTATACGTAACTGTCCTGCTCCTTTTTGTGCAAGTTTTATTTCTGTACCAATAGGAAAATTTGCCGTTCCACTTAATGGTAAACTAAAAGTCTTTGTTGATCCATTATTTAATTCAACTAATTTATTTGCGTCAGTTAATACAAAAGTATATGTATCTGTTTGTGTGTTTACTGTAAAGCTTTTTAATTCAGCACCACTTAAATATTTAGTGTCGTAACCACCACTACCGTCAGACTTACTTATAATAAATAAATCTGTTTCTTCCAGGTTACTACCTTTTGCCGTTAATTGACTTATTTTCTTTTCTGCCATTTTGCTTTAAGTATTTTTTTAACTTTAATATGTTAATTTCCTTTGGTTTACTATTCCGTGTTTTTTTCATATATACCAATTACCAGTATTTACACCCCTTTGTGGGTTTACGTCTTCATTCGTGTTTGAAGTATATTCTGGAAACAATGTGCTATTGTTACATAAATAATCTACACAACGTAAAGCGTAATTTTCTGCTATTTTTCTTTCTGCTTCTATAAGCTTTTCTAATTCGTCTTGGTCTATTACACTTGCATTTTCTGAAGTGTGCTTAAATACACCCTTATTTGAAATAGACACCGTACTAAATGGTAAATATTCAACCATTGAATAGTGTACTAACATTGGTTTAACATAGGTGTTTACAAGTGTTTGATAGTTACCAGTTAAAGAACCAGCAGCAATATCACTTTTTACTTTTTCAAGTAGGTCTGTACCTAAGTAATTTAAAATATGTATTTGTTGTGCAATATAAATAAATTGCAAGAACTTGTCTTGGTCTACATTACCATTTAAAGCAGTATAGCGTGTTATGTCGTTTCTTGATATTAAAAGTACGTTTGCCATATTAGTTTTCGTTTACTGGTGTTGTAAAATTTCTTGGTTCTATAAAACCTCTATTTGTCATTTCTCTTGGTCTTTTCGCTACTTTACTATCGTTTTTTAAATTACCACTTTTTGGGTTGTAACCGTATTTTAATATTTTTCTTTGTGCTATTGGTCTTACATTTGGGTTTTTCAAATCAAGTCCAGCGTCAGCAAATTGTGCGTACACTTCACGATTCCAACGGTGTCTGCACGATCCACCACCTTTATACAACCAAATAGAATAAGTGTCTGCTCCACCTTCACCCCAACCAGCATTTACTGGTGTACTATCCATTCTTATAATATCTTCTTTACGATACATTTTATTTCTACGTATCATTTCTCTACAAAATGGTCTTGTATTTTTTTGTACAGTTCCAGAATATCGGTAACGTGTAAAAAACTTAATACCGTCTACTTCTATATCTTGTTTACTTTTAGAGTTTGGAAAAGCCATACCACTTGAAACAAACTTATATATTTTTGATAAGGTACTTTTAGCTTCGCTACCTTCGTTAGCTTTTGCTATAATTTCGTCTAATTCTTGTTCGTTGTCATAGTCTACTTCGCTTTCGTCTATTAGTAGCCAGTCTTCTGGTACGTCTTCGCCAAATTCAGCAAGTTTTTCTACAAGTTCTAAATCACCTTTTTCGTCTTCTTTACTAAAACTATATCCAGTTTCTTCTTCTTTTTCTTCAGCGTCTTTGTAACCGTCTAAATCTTTAAATTCTAAAGGTTGTAAAGTCCTGAAATATAAGTTTAATGCAATACCATTGTAAGCTAATATTTTTTCAATAGCGTCAATTATAACACCTTGTATTGGTTTTATATTCATATTTTCAAAAAGAATACTTGCGTTCTTTAATTCTTCAGCATTTGAACCAAAACCATTAGAAGAAGCTATACCAAAAAGCATTGGTGAAACGACATTATGACCAAGCATTATTTTTCGCATACATTCTTCACTTAAATAAGTGTAGTGGTCTGGTGCGTCATTTAGTTGTATGTCATCTATTGTTGTCTTGCTTGTTTCATCACTATTAAAAGCTACAATTACTTTTTGACCGTGTGAACCAGTAAGCTTTGACATTACTTTATTTGAAATAATGTTTTGTTGTTCTTCTGTTGGAATACCATTGTTAAAGTTTACTACTTTAGTACCACTAAAACCATTTTGTACTTCGTTTATTAAGTAGTCACTTATTTCTTCTTCAAGTGTACAATAAGATAAAGCACCTACATAGTCTACACAACCAAAATACTTCATTCCAACCGTGTAGTTTTTAAAACATAATATTTCTACTTCGTCTTTTGAACTTCCAAAAGCAGAAATTCTTTTAGGTGGAAACTTTTTTGTGTCTTTCCAATTATCAGAATAATAGTAACCTTTGATATTTCCGTATTCATCACACTTTTCAGGTGCAATTAATTGTATAGGCATATGATATACCTTTGCAATTTTCTTACGGTCTTTAGAATAATGTACTTGAAACGCTGCTTGACCTAACATTTTATAGTCAAGTATTACTTTCTTTAGTTCGTCTTTATCTAATAAAGTAATAAGTTGTGCGTATTCATTTGGCTTTTTAGAAGCGTCAGTAGCATTCAAACCTTTACCGAATACAAACTTGCTTATATTGTTTATAATAGCATTGTTAGTAGCACTATTTTTATACCTTTCTATAAGAAAGTCGTAATAGTCGTTATTAGTGCCATACGTTACATAGTTGTTTTTGTTGTTTTCAACTACTTCTGGTGCTTCGTAAGCACTTAAATTTAATACGTGTAGATTGTTATTATTCATACATTATAAAATCATTAGTTGTACTGTGTTGTGTGTACGTGTTGTGGTTTACACTATAAGAACTTACTGCTTGGTCTGTACAGAATATTTTGCCTTTATAAACTACTGTTGATCCATTACGCACTTCAAAAGTATAAAACCTACCTTCTTTTAAAGTAAAGCTTGGTGAAGCTACTACAAAGGTTGCCGTGATAGTTTCGTAATAGTCATTAGTTGCGTTTGAACTAATTGTAATTTGTGTAGTTACGTTTGTACTTTCGTCTGTTAAGTAAAGACCGTCATACGTTTTATTACGTGGTATAAATATAAAAGATTGTGCTCCAGTAGAAGTTGTTAGTATAACCATACCTATATAACTATATTTCGTGTTTTTGTTTCTAATAAAAAAAGGGCTTACCGAAATAAGCCCCTTAACACAAGTATAAAGTAAAGGAAAAGTGTTTCTTTTTATGAAGTTACAATTGTACAAGTACCAGCACCACCAGCACCGTTTTGTAACAATAGTTTTAATTCTTCTTCAGTTGTACAGTTAATAAAGTTTGCTGGTAATTCTTCCATTCCAGTAAATGTTAAAGAATAACCGTTAAAGTCACCTAAAGCACTACCACTTGAAATTGAACCAGCTGAAACGTCACAACCTTGGTCAAGTCCCATTAAAAAGAATTGGTCACCTCTTGCGTGAACAATAATTCTTGGTCGACCATAAGAAATTAGTTTTACGTTCTTTGTAGATTTTACATCTTTTCTTTTAAGTTGAACCGTTAGCGTCTGCTCAAAAAATGTCGTTCCATTTTCACGACTACTATTAATAGCTTGTTCAAATGAATTTGCACCTTTTAGTTCAAACTTATAAATACTAAATGCAGTTGTTGTTTGTACTGCTACAATTTGGTCTGTATTGTCATTAGTACCATATTGATTTAGTGCTGGAAAATCTACGTCACCGTAATTTACCATATAGATTGCGTGAAGTCCTGAAACTGCGTCTTTGCATTGTTCCGTTCTTCCAGCTATAATATCACAACTCATTTTGTTAAGTATTAAAAGTTTATAAATAAGTGGGGTTTTTACACCCCACCGTTAGTTAGTCTTATGCGTGGTAAAGAACTACGTCTGAACCAATAGCGTATTGAACTCCTGCACTCATACGCATTACTATACGACAATTTTGGCTTCCGTCTATTTCACTTAAATCAATAAATTTCACTTCTTGATTGATGTCAGATAGTAAACCACAACCAAAGAATAGGTTTGTAGATTCAGCAGCCATTGCAGTATCGTCAGCCATTCCGTTTGCTACTACTACTGGAATACCGTCGAAAGATAAAGAACCGTTACCAAACCATTGAGTACCTTTGTTGTCAGTACCGTTTGCACCAACTCCAGCAGCGATAAAACCACCTAAAGCTCTTACATACGCTTTTGCAATGTTTCTTGATACATAGATTTTTAAGCTTTCAGAACCGTAAACGGTGTTTGGAATAGCATCTACAATAGAACCAAGTTTGTCAATTACGTTTGCAGCAGTTACTGCAGCGTGTGAAGCAACGTCAACTACTGTTGCGTCAGCAAGTGCTAAAGTTACTAAACCGTCAAATTGACCAGAAGATCCAACTGCACCTTCCCAAATGTTAGTTTCGATTTTTGCAGCCGTCATTCCAGCAACGTGTGCTATCATAAAATCTTTAAAGTTTCCAGGTAAAGATTCAAAAGCAGAATATCCAGCTTGTGTAGCAATCCAGTCTTGGTGATAGTCTTTTTTACAAAGTTGAACATTAGATTGTAGTTCTTTAAGAGTTAAAACTCTCTCAGCTACATCTACGTCCATATTGTGGTCAAAGTCACAAGTTGCGTTTACAAGAACGCTTCCAGTTGTACTGATTTTTTTCATCACTCTCTTGTAGTGTATGTTAGGTAAAACAGTAATTAAACCTTTTTCAAGTGTTGGAGCAGAAAGTAGTGCTGCTGCGACATAGTCACCAGCAAATTCACCAGCATAAGTGCTTCCAGTTAGGGTATTAGCCATTTGTTTAAATTTTAATTATTAATTATTTTTATTTGCAATTCTATCGTAGACACTATCCATAATTGTACGTTGTCTGTTAGGTGAAATTTTTCTACCTAAGTTTACACGTTCTTTGTTTTCGGGGTTGTGTACTATTGGTTTTGGTTCTTCTTCAGTAGATAGTTCTACTTCTGTTGATCCATTTTCTTTTTCAGTTTCTTTTACTTCCGTGTTTTCAACTGTACTTAATTTTAAACCTTCTAATTCTTTTTTCAAAGTTTCGTTTTCTTCTTTAAGCTTTTCGATTTCACTAAAGAAAGATTCCTTTGTAATTGATTCGATAACCTTTTTAGGTGTTTTCGTTTCTTCTTTGTACTCCTCTTTATCCTCCTCACTTCTTGCTTCTTCTTCAACTACTTCTTCAGTAACTTCTTCTTCTTTAGCTTCTTTGATTTCTTCGATAAGACCTTCTTCTTTAACAACGATTA